GGAAGCGACTAAAATTACTAGAGGACCTGATGGTATTCCTAAATACGCTTACGATTTAATCGAAGTCGTAAAAGCAAAAGGAACCAAAGAGATTATGGAAGGGATTTATAAAAGAAATCCTCCATCCACTAAATATAGTTACAAAGGCGTCGATGTCGTTGAAGATGGAATGGGGAATACACGAGTTTCAAAAAACATGGAAGAAACCAAATCTTGGAACACGGATGATGATGTAATTATCGAAGATGTAGTGGATCGAGAGATTGGATTTGAGATTAGACCTCAGTATGATGAAATAATGGATGAGAGTGGAGCAACTTTTTATAAAGATATTGATGGTAAAAAACATTACGAAACAAAAATTCCTGACGAGTATAATGAATCCACAGCCTATATGCAGGGAGATCCTGAAGGTGGCGTGGATGTCTCCGAAATTGCAGAAGTTATTGATGATGCCGATCACTTAGAACTTAAAAAGATTGCTGATGAAGATATTGGATGGATGGAAGGTTTCAAACCATCTAAACAAGGTAAAGCTTCAGGCGGCCTAGCTCACATGTTAGGAGAATAATGAAAGTTAGAGATCATAGACAAATGATGCGATCTTTAACCGATCCATTAAATATTCCAAAATTAAGAGCTTTAGTAGAAGCCAATCCTGTTTTAACTCAAGAAGAATTCAGAGCTAGACAAAATATGGCCGAAGGCGGCGTTCCACAACTCGTGCAACCTGGACCAGGGAGACCGGGGTATCAAGGAAAAGAACATCATTTAAAAGGTAAAGAACCTTGGAATAAAGGAAAAACGTATAAACTACAGCATGAGTCATGGAAAGGAAATATTGAAATTCCGAAAGGAAAAGTTACGGTAGCAGAGTTAATTGATCTGGTAGGAAGTGAACGTTTGAACATTGATACTTTTGCTCAGGGACGAAAACAAGAGAAACCTTCTTATGTTTATAATAAAATTGCAAAGTTATTAAATGAGAAAAAAATAGATTATAGAAAAGGTAAGACTGGTCTTTATTATTTATATGATAAACCTTCGAAAGCTCAAATAAAAGAGATTCAAACATTTATCGATTCCCCTCTGTTGGCTGAAAATACGGTAAAGACAATGCAAATCTTTAATAAAGCTTTTGCTGATAATTTTACGGGAAAAGGTAAAGAATTTCCAACACTAGATGAAGCAAGAGCTGTTTTAGAAAAGAAAGGGGTACAAGCAACTGATGCCCAAATGGCCAGAGCTATGATGAGATTAGGACAAGCTTATCAAGGAAACGTATTTAGAAATGAAGTTCCTATTCAAGTGAATCGAATTGGCGGTAATTTTATAACTAAATCGTTTAATGAAATGGATCAATTTCATCCATGGAGATCAGCCACTTATGATGCTGCTTTAGATGATATAGGCAAAAATATGCCTAAAGGAGCAGGCGACCTGAGATCTTTTAAAAATACTTACACTGAGTATATGAGAAACAATTTTCCTGAATATAAAGGCTTTGATTTAAATGAGGTTTTTAGTGTAACGACTTCGGCTAATAAAAAATCTTATCCTTATGCTTATTTTGTTGATTTAACAAAGTCAGCGATTAATAAAAAACAATTATCGGGTTTTCAAGGAAAAGCTTCTTTAGCAGAAGGAAAAATTATTGATAATATTAAAAAATATCGCAAAACTGGAGATGTTAAATATTATAACGAAGCCTTAAGAGTTAAAAATATATTTAACAACAAAACAAGAAAAAATTTTCTTTCTTCTGAAAAAATTAAAAAGGCAGGAGGCGTAAATGCTTTACAATTAGAACTGGGAACCAAATATCAAATTTTAAACAAATCCAATATCGCAAAAGATTTTTATGCAAAAAATACATTGAATAAATGGAAAGATTTGGGAATTGATATTGCAGGACATAGTGCTGATGCAGGTTATATAAAACTCGGAGCAACTAAAAAAGGAACAATTCCTATTCAAGAGCTTTTTACTCCTGAATCTAGATTAAAAGGTAAAAAAGTAATGGTAGCATCAACGTTAAATAAATTTTTAGAAGCAAATGGAGTAGATATCTGTAATGTCTAAATGTGGAAAAGAATGGGCTAAAAAGGATCCAGAGGGTCTGATCAAGGCTATTAATGGAAATGAAAAGGCTGCGGCTTTAGTTAATAAGGCGGGTCCTGGTAAACTCAAAAATTTCATGAGAGCTCTTGGTAGAGATGCTACTCATCCATTTGGTTGGATTGGTGGAGAGGTTATTTTTAGTACGATGTTTAGTGCGGATGCACAAGCTAGGGGAAAGACTCCTCTTGAAGCATTGGATGAAGGAGTTCTATGGTTTCTTCCTAAAGGTGTTATTGATGCTAAGAAGAAAGCATTATTTGGATATGAGGGAGTTACAAATCTTAGAGGTGGACCTAAAGCTTTTAAAATGGAAGGTCATGCGGGAGGATATAACCAGAGTCAAATTGCTGATATGAAATCTTATTTAGATATGGAAGAATCAGATAGGAAATATTGGGAAACTGCAAATGAAAAAGAAGCTTTTAAAAAAGCGAGCTATGAAGGTGTAACCAATGAACAAGTTCAGAATAATATGATGCGATTAGATAGTATTATGAATGATTCAGCTAAAGCTTCTGCGGATGCAATAACACAAATTTATGAAAATAACGCAGGGTTAAGTACGGACGGAACTCCAACGTATACAGATTTTACTATGGACGAATTGAATGCGCTCGTAAAACAGACTGGAGAAAATCTCTGGGGCGTTCAACAAAAGCATGCTCTCGCTGAAATTAATAGAGCTAAACAAGGGGACTTAAATCTTTTATATGCTAAAAAAGATGAACCTGAATCTGCATTTTGGTGGGGAGAACCAACTGGAAGAATAGCAACATCTATTTCTGATCCGATTGATTCATATCGTGCCATGAGTCCGTTAAAAGCGAGTGAAAATTTACCGGTAGGAGTAAAACAAGGCTGGCAATACATTCTCGATTTATGGAATAAAGGCCTAGTTTCACAAGAAGAAAAAGAACGCTATGCCAAAGAAATGGGAAGAGAAGACTTACTTCAAAAAGAACGTCAATATCATCCAGACATTAAGTATGGAACAACTTTGGATTATCAAGATATGCAAAAGGTATACCCTGAGTATTTTGAATATAACGAAGGAGGTAGAGTCTCGTACCTTGATGGTGGAATAGTGAGTTTATTAAAGAAAAAATGAAAAACCCAACGTTAGTTAAAAATATGCAGCATGTGAAATGGAAGGAGATTCCTCCTTTAAAAGGACCGAATCCACAAGGCTTGCGAAAAGATTTAAAACAAGATACAAAGAAACCGGAGAAGTTAAATGGCAGACAATCGAATAGATAAAGCTCTCCCGAATATTATACCCGATGAAACGCTTCCTAAAGAAGAGTTAGTCGAAGAAGTTGATATTGCGGAAGAGTTAGGTAAAAAACCAATTGAAGTGACATCGGAAGAAGATGGTGGAGCAACGGTTGATTTTGATCCACAAGCCAATCTTAAAATTCCTGGAACCGAAGAACACTTTGATAATCTAGCAGATATTTTACCTGATGATGTTTTAGATCCAGTTGGTAATAAACTTACTGGCGATTATATGGATTATAAAATGTCCAGAAAAGATTGGGAGCAATCTTATATTAATGGTATAGATCTTCTAGGATTTAAATATGTTAACAGGACTCAACCTTTTCAGGGAGCAAGCGGTGCAACTCATCCGGTACTTGCAGAAGCGGTTACGCAGTTTCAAGCGCAAGCTTATAAAGAGCTATTACCAGCTGATGGACCGGTAAGAACTCAAATTATCGGAGCTTCAAGCCCACAAAGACAAGCCCAATCAGATCGAGTTAAAGACTTCATGAATTATCAAATTCTTGACGTCATGAAAGAATACGAACCAGAGTTTGATTCGATGTTATTTCATTTACCTTTAGCAGGATCTACTTTTAAAAAAGTTTATTATGATGAACTATTAGGTCGAGCGGTATCTAAATTTGTACCTGCGGATGATCTAGTGGTTCCTTATACAGCCAATTCATTGGATGATGCAGAAGCCGTGGTGCATATCGTGAAAATGTCTGAAAATGATTTAAGAAAACAACAAGTGAATGGATTTTACAGAGATATTGAACTAGCAGCACCAAGTTATCCAGCAGATGATAGATTAAAAGATGCAGAACGAAAATTAGAAGGCACTCAACGTACTGCTAGAAACGAACAACTTTATACACTTTTAGAGTGTCATGTTAATTTAGACCTAGAAGGTTTTGAAGATCAGAATTCTCAGACGGGTGAACCGTCAGGAATAAAATTACCATACGTCGTAACAATCGAATATGGTAGTCAAAAGGTTCTTTCAATACGAAGGAACTTTGCGCCCAATGATCCATTGAAGAAGAAAATCCAATATTTTGTCCACTTCAAATTTCTGCCAGGACTAGGATTTTACGGCTTTGGACTCATACATATGATTGGCGGTTTGAGTAGAACTGCAACGGCTGCTCTCCGCCAATTATTAGACGCAGGAACATTATCTAATTTACCTGCTGGATTTAAACAACGAGGCGTTCGTGTCAGGGATGATGCGAATCCTATTCAGCCAGGGGAATGGAGAGATGTTGATGCTCCGGGTGGAAGCTTAAAAGAATCATTTTATAATTTACCTTACAAAGAACCTTCTCAAACACTTTTACAACTTATGGGTGTTGTGGTATCCGCTGGTCAAAGATTCGCGGCTATTGCTGATATGCAAGTAGGTGAAGGAAATCAAAGTGCAGCGGTAGGAACAACGATCGCTTTATTGGAAAGAGGCTCACGTGTGATGAGTGCAATTCACAAAAGACTTTATGTGGGCATGAAACAAGAATTTAAATTATTAGCAAAAGTGTTTTCAACTTTTTTACCTCCAGAATATCCTTACGATGTAATTGGGGCTGCTAAAAATGTTAAACAAGCAGATTTTGATGACAGAATAGATGTTTTACCGGTAGCGGATCCAAATATCTTTTCTATGTCTCAACGAATTACAATGGCACAAACAGAATTACAACTTGCGATGTCGA